ACTCATTACTTCTTGAGGACTTTTCTGTGTGACTTGTTTTAAAAGTTTTTTACCATCTTCAATATCCTTTCCCATTTTGTTAAAAGATTCTTTTAATTTATCAAAGGAATCTCGTATTTTTTTATCTTTATCGGTAAAATCAAAATTTTTGATTGCTTCGGCAGTATTTTTGAATAAGTCAACAACACCAGACAGAGCATTTTTTAAATTACTGAAAAAACTTCCAATTATCTTGACGGTTTTCTTGACAAAAGATATTAGTTTTTCTGCCCATTCTATAATTTGTGGAAGTTTATTTATTAACCAACCAATAAGTATTGTGGATAAAAACTCAATCAGTGCCTGTAAAGGGTTTCTTGCAATAGTAGGAACTTGAATTCCCTTCCCACCTTTACTTACACTTCTTTTTTCTAATTCTTGTTCTTTTGTATTTCTTTTTTGTAATTCAACATCTTTTCTCTTTCTCCTTTGATTTTTCAAAAAAGTAGTTGCCTTAACTCTCTTTCTTTGAAGTATTGCTTTTTTAAGTCCGGCATTTACTTTCTTGGCACCTTTTGCGGTTGCACGACTTCCAACTCTAGCACCTGATCTTATCGTAGATCCGGCAACCTTAGTGACTCCAACGGCAGTTTTACCTACCATTGCTCCTATTTTTACTGCTCCTGCCGCGACTGCTGCTAGTGCCATCTTATCTTACCACGTTATATTGTATTTGTGAGTACATGGTATAAAAATTATTTGGATTTGATGATGAAATATTTGGAGTTTCACTATTTCCATTTGTCACAGATGCAGGTTCTTTTTGTTGAACCTGAGGATTAGGTCTAAAAATTACTGTTGGTTTTTTCTTTGGTTCTGCTGTAGGAACTGTTCTTGTCTGAGCAAGACTGGTTACTGGTGGAGTCGGAGTTGGTATGGGTGTTGAAGGTGGTGTAGGTGTAGGTGTTGGTGTAGAATCAACTGGTGTCAACCTCTTAAACAGTTGATCTAAATTCGTTTTATATTTTAAATTTACTTCATTTCTTTTTTCTTCTTTTTCATTATCCGTGAGACTTTTATTATCATTTATTTTTCTCAACTCTTCTTTCTTGCTTGCTCTTACTTTATCTTTTTCCGCAATTCGTGTTCTATAAAATTTTTCGGCAGCATCATATCGTTTAAAAGCCTCTAGTCCATCAACCTTTTTAATATATTCTCTATGTGCTGGATTCTTTAAATTCAACCTGACTGGAATCATTGCATTTTCTTTACCAGAAATTGCTTTTCTTCCCGTTAAACTTGGACCTGGAAGTTTTTGTGAATGACCCTCCGGAAGATCATATGGATTTACGTATCTTGGAGTGCCATCTTCATTTAAAAGAGATACACCAGTATTAGCACTTCCTATCATTATTCCACTCTCAGCTGCTTCTTTCTTTGCTTTATTATCATATTCTTCTCCAGCAGCACCTCCTCGAACTATTGTATTTACTTTATTAATTGCAAAAGCACCTGCTGCAACTGCCAATGTAACTAACCCAGCTGGAGATAATAAAAATCCTACTATTAACGCACCAATTTTGGCAATGATAGGAATAATACCTAAAACTAATCCCGGAATTGCTGCCAGACCAACACTAACACCGGCAATAATGCCCGCAACAATACCAAGTGCTCCTCCTATATTATTTCTAATTCTTTCAAATTCTTCTTCATTACCGTCCATGTAAGCTTCAAAAGCTTTTATTCCTTTATCGGCCAACCAACCAACAAAAAGAATTTTAAGAAATTCCAATACTCTAGACAGAATACCTTTTACTTTACCACCAATTGCTTTGATTGGTGCCAGAAGAGTATTTCCAATTCCTTTGGCAACAGATTCTAGTCCAGATTCTTTTCTTCTTCTCTTTTCTTTTTCTTTTGTAATATCTTGTGTCTTCTGTCCTTTTAATAATAACTGCTGTTCTTTCTTTGCATCATCAACTAAAAATTCTGATAATTTCTTTATCGATTCTTGTATGGTAACAATAGATTTTTCGAGAGCAGTGACTCTTGATCCCAATGATTCTGTGTCTGTTGATGATTCACCTTTTTTTTCTTCATCTTTACCTGTTTTTACAATCGACTCAAGATTGTTTATTTTTACAAGAGCTCCAGGTTTTCCAAAAACTTTTTCTGTACTTATATTTCTCTTTTTAAATAGTGCTTTTCTTTCACCAGAACTAAGATATTCTCCTGTAGCAGGATTTACTCCAGACTGAGCGGTATCACCCAGAGTTTTCTTCATAGAAACTCTTTTTCTTCCTAATTGTGGTGCTTTAAAACCCTGACTATTAAATACCATTCTGCTGTTGATGTTTTAGATTTTCTTCTTCAATATATTGTTGAAGAAGTGCCACATACACATCTTTTTCCCACGGAATCATGTTTTCTATTTCCGTTAATGAGTATTTATGGTGCTGCATCAAGGAAAAATTAATTTTATAGTATGACACAAGATCAATATGTGCCATACTTACGCGAAAAAAGATGATAACCCTTCTAAAACAATTTCATTTTCGACTTTTGTCTTAGGATTCATAACAGTAATTGTATGAGACAACTTTGGCATTGTCTCAAAAAACTTTTCAATTTCTTTAAATTGTTTAGAACTTAATTGCTCAATAAAGTCCACAAGTTCTTTTTTTGTACAATCAGAAGCACTCCATGATTCTTCCTCATTATAAACCTGTTCAATACAAGATGCTATCAAATCAAATGATTCAGATACACCAAGAGATCCATCAGAAATACTAAAATTAGATTTAATAAATTCTGCCATAGAAGGATATCTCATTCTCATGATCAACTTATCATCAAGTTTAATATCTTTATTATGCTCGGGATCTTTATAAACTCCAATATCATCAAGAGGAATTGTCACCGGAACTTGTGTTTCTTCATCATCAGGACATGTAATAAGAACATCAACTTGTTCACCTACAGATTTACCTCTGATGTTTAAGAAAAGATATTCAATATCAAAAGTAGATAACTGATCTACTTTTACACCACGAGATGATATACAATTAGAAATTACTGTTTTAATTGCATTTGTAATCTGTTTTTGATCTTCAGATTCCATTGCAATAATGAGAACCTTTTCTTCCTTAACTAGAAAAGGTCTATATCTAATTTTTTTCCCTGTCGATGGTAATTCCAACTCATACGTCGGTGTCGCAATCTTTGGTAAAGGCATAATATCCTATGACAAGTTCAGTATTTTTATTTAGTTTGCTAACTAGGATCAAATCCAATTAAAACTTCATTACCACCATTAACGATTCTTCTAGCCTCTTCCGGAGTTCTTCCATAATCATCAACTATTGATTCAATTTGTTCTTGTCTGGCAACATCAATACTTGTTTCTTTTCCGGCAATATATCTTTCATAATTAAAAGTCACATTTGCTCTCAAAACATCAGAACTACCATACTGAACAGGTGTAGATGAAAAATTTATAGGAAATGCACCATAAAATGTATATTCTAATTCTTTTCCATAACTTGGTTCAAATTTTATAATTTTAATTTTATCACACTTATATCCATTATCACGATCTCTAGGATATCTCATTCTATAAAAATATCCGGCATCAGATTTTCTTACATTCCCAGTTTCTGATCCATTAGTAATATAATCCATCCAAAATTCAAAAAATTTAATTATTTTATAATCTCGATCAACAAAGAATTCTAAATTCATTTCTGTAAAAATTCTGGAATGCACCATTTTTTCCTGGACACCCATATAATTGCCATTAATACTTGCAGTGGCAAGAGAACTACCAGGAATAGAGGCACTACTACAACGAAGACCAGATTCTTCAAGAATAAATCTATTATTTACTTCTTTACTTTCCAAAAAATTTGTCAGTCCACCAGTTAATCCACTAAAAAATACTTGATAGTGAGATGTCTGAGCAACATGTGCAATCGTTGAAACATAATCAGTTATTCTCTTCTTTGATACCGTCATCTAAATAAATTATGCCGACTTAGATTATTAAGTATTTAGATGTCATATAAAGGAAAATATAAACCTTCTTATCCTCAGAAATACAAAGGTGACCCAACGAACGTAATTTATCGTTCTTTATGGGAAAGAAAGTTTATGGTTTATTGTGATAAGAATGAAAATGTTCTGGAATGGAGTAGTGAAGAAATTGCTCTTCCATATAAATCACCTCTTGATAATAGAATACACCGTTACTTCCCAGACTTTTATATAAAGGTCAAAGAAGGAAACAAAGTACAAAAATATTTGGTCGAGATTAAACCTAAAAGACAAGTTTCAGAACCAAAAGTTCCAAAACGGAAAACTAAAGGTTATATCTATGAAGTGAAAGAATATGTGAAGAATCAGGCAAAGTGGAAATCTGCACAAGAGTTTTGTGAAGATCGTCAATGGAAATTTAAGAT